CAGACTAAGTAAAGCCAGTGATGGTGCTGTAATGGAAAACGGACTAGGAATCAAATCCAAGGACGGAAATACCACTGCACAATTCACAGGTAGAATTCACATGGATTATAGAAGTTATAGTCCAGTCTACGGTGCAGGTCAAACGACAGACTCATATCAAGATGCATTAGAAGTTAGACGTGGTCGCTTTGGAGTTAGAGGACAGATTGCTAAAGACTTCAAATACCAATTGTTAGCAAACTTTGGAAATGATGTTGGCGCTAGTTCTACTACATCCACAATAGATGAATTCTGGGTCAATTATGCAGCCAATCCTGCTATGCAGTTTCAGTTTGGTACCTTCAAAATGCCGTTTAGTTTAGAGCAACTAACTAGCTCTAATAACATTGACTTTATGGAGCGTAGTTTAATTGGACAAACTGAAGGTGAGTTTATTCCAGCTAAAGAAACGGGCGTCATGTTACACGGTGTGCCTAGAGCAGGTATAACTTATGCACTGGCTGCAAGCCGTGGTCGTGCCAACAAGACTGCCTCTGTAGATGGGGTAGATATTATTGGACGTGTGACCACAAACTTTGCTGAGTTAATTCAGAACAAAGACTTTGTGGCTCATTTAGGTGCAGCATACAGTACCGGCGATGTAAAAACTGGAGTAACTCCTTCAAGTGGGCGTACTGAAGCTCGTCAACAAAGTGCCTGGTTCACAGGGCCAGCTCTAAGCGGCGACACTACAAGAACACGCCAAGGTATTGAGGCAGCGTTTGCTTGGAAAGGCCTGAAAGTACAGGGCGAGCAGTTTAATTACAAATATGACCCGGCTACAGGATCCAATCAAGAAGTGAAAGGTAACTATGTTCAGTTGGTATACAATTTAACTGGAGAAAGCCATGCTTACAAAGATGGCGCATTTGGTTGGATCAAACCAAACAACGCATTTACCAGTGGTGGTCCTGGAGCATGGCAAGTGGGTATTAGATCCAGCGAGTTTGATGCTGAAAAAATTGCAGTAGTATCAGGTAAAGCGAATCAAGCTACAGCAATGACATACGGTATTACTTGGTTCTTAAATGACAATGTTCGTTTTATGGTCAATTATGTAGACACCAAATTCAATGCCCCAGTGGGTGCGTCGGGTAGTAGAGTAAATGGTGAAAAAGCAGTTATGTTGCGCAGCCAAATAAGCTTCTAAATTTTTTAATCAAATCGAGCACAACCATAGAGTGCTACTGGAACTCGTAACCAGACATTGTTTGTTCTTTAAGGTTTCATAGGTAATATATAATGTATAGGGAGTTGATAAATGCCATTTTACGATTTTAGATGTTCTGAGTGCGACACCATGTTTACTGTCATGTGTAAGATATCCGAAAGGGAATCGCAGGTTTGCCCATCATGCGATTCGAAAAACTACAAAACACATCACGCAGGCATGGCTGCTTTGGGAGATCCTGTGCGGCTAGGTATAAGAACTGTGGATAATGGTTTTCGAGAAGTACTATCAAAAATTAACTCTGCTAATGGTAGAAAAGCTAATCTTAAAGACAAATTGAGTAGAAATTAAATTATGGCAATTCTTGTTTTAATCGTTTGGGAGGACAGAATCTAGCTGTCCTCCTTTCGTTCCATTTTACGAGGGCATTCATGGCAAAAACAAAAAGCAATATTCAAACTCAATCTATTCAAAAGCCTCAACTGACTATTGCAAATAATACTAAACTTAAAATACGAATAGATGACCTTAAGGTAATAGAACCATTAACTGATAATCAGAAAGGATTTTTTGAAGCCTACGATAAATCTAAGATCATGTTATTACACGGTATCGCCGGTACAGGTAAAACCTATATTGCGCTTTATCATGCAATAGAAGAAGTTTTAGATAAATCTAATAACAGTTATGAAAAGGTAGTAATAGTAAGATCTGCCGTGCCAAGCAGAGACATTGGACATTTACCCGGAGACGAGAAGGAAAAAACTGAAGTATATACAGAGCCCTACGTAGAGATATGTTCAGATTTATTTAATCGTACAGATGCATATCAAAGATTAACAGAACAGAAAGCAATACAATTTTTAATCACATCTTATGTTCGAGGTATTACATTAGATAACGCAGTTATTATTGTGGATGAATGCCAAAATATGACTGATATGGAACTTAATTCGATTATCACTAGAGTAGGAGAAAAATCAAAAATTATATTCTGTGGAGATTTTAGACAAACCGATTTATATAAGAAAACCGATATGTCGGGATTGAAGAAGTTTATGCGAATTGCGGATATGATGCCTAGCTTTAAGACTTTTGAATTTGGAGTTGACGACATCGTAAGATCTGCGATAGTAAAGGAATATATATTGGCAAGGCTTCAGTACGAAAGTATTTACGAAGCAATATAAAATAGGAGAAGGTATGAGTATGAATCAAATATATGAAATTGAGAATTTTTTAACTGAAGACGAATGCGATAACATCGTAAGATGGTTTGCAAGTACTCCAAAAATGAGTACCAACGGACAATCTCTCTTCAATGGTAAGGCAATTGACTATAGTAATATTCAAAATTATGATATTAAACGAATAGTAAGTACATTCAAATATAATGCTACAAGTGAAGCTAGGCGTTTATTTCAAGAGGAATACTTATACCCCGATTATACAACATTGGTATTATGGGAAAGCGGCTCAGGCATGGTTGTCCATGCGGATAATAGTGACTTAGAAGGCAATTCAAATTATTGCGGATGGAGAAATTACTCAGGAGTGCTTTACTTAAATGATGATTTTATGGGTGGGGAAACTTTCTTTCCAGAACACGGGCCTCTATTCATAAAACCAATGAAAGGAAAATTAGCATTGTATCCTTCTGGACTTAAACACAAACACGGTGTTAGCACCGTAGTAGGAACAAGATATACATTGCCTATCTGGTTTACAACTAATAAACAATATACTGAAGTATAAGGAGAATTGAATGGCATTTAGCTTTGACTTTACGGCGGACAAATTAAAAAAATGTGTACCGAACAATAAAAATCCAAACGACTTATTTAAAGCATTGGAAAATGTTTTACCTAAATATGATATTACCACAAAGGAACGAGTAGCAGGATTCCTCGCACAATGTGGACATGAATCAAATGAATTTACGGTACTTAAAGAAAATTTAAATTATGGCGCCAAGGGGTTGCGAGCAACATTTTCTAAATATTTTCCAGATGATGCAACTGCTGCTAAGTATGAAAAACAACCTGAGAAAATTGCAAATAAAATTTATGGTGGTCGTATGGGCAATGGACCTGAAGCATCAGGTGACGGATATAAGTACAGAGGTCGCGGAGCAATTCAATTAACGGGACATGATAACTACAAAGCCTTTTCTACCGCAATTGGTAAATCTATTGATGAGACTATTACCTATTTAGAAACATTGGCAGGGGCAATTGAGTCTGCCGCTTGGTTTTGGAAAAAGAATGGTCTAAATGAAATTGCGGATAAAAAAGATTTAGTATTAATGACTAAGCGAATTAATGGTGGCACGATTGGGTTAGAAGATCGCAAAAAACATTGGGAACACGCATTAGATGTATTCGGCGGAAGCTCCGTAGCAGATGTCGGTAAAGCTGTAACAGAACTTGTTCTTGAAACTATTAAGGTTGGTAGTAAAGGCGAAGTGGTGAAAAAGGTTCAAGAAAAACTTGGTCTTACAGCGGATGGAACTTTTGGACCTGGAACCGAAAAAGCATTAAAAGCCTGGCAAACATCAAATGGTCTTACAGCAGATGGAATCGCAGGTCCGGCAACCCTAAAGAAGATTTTAGGGTAAATTTGTATAGACTTTTGTATCTTAGAATGTTATAATATATTTTTAGTGAGGTGATCATGTCAATGCAGTTAGATGTTAAAATGTTTCTACTAGCCTGTCAACAAACACAGTCGACGGATGAAAATGTTAGTTTATACGCAAAATTAATTGAAGAAGAATTTAATGAATTCTTAGTAGCGTATAAAGAGAATGACAATGTAGAGCAACTAGATGCGTGCATGGATATGATCTGGGTTATCCTTGGTTATTGCCATATGAAGAAATTTGACATTAAAGGTGCCTGGGAAGAGGTTGCACGAAGCAACCTCTCCAAAATTGATTCTAACACAGGTATGGTTTTGCGAAGAGACGATGGTAAAATTTTAAAACCCGCAAACTGGACTCCGCCAAATTTAACTAGATTTGTATGATTTTTACTCATGTTGATATAGGGGAATTGCCTAAATTAAATCGAGTAACTCGAGAAGATGGAGTTAGAACATATGAAACTCCTACCGGGGAAAAGTATCCGTCTGTTACTACAGTTACCGGATTATTAAAACGAGATATAATTAAAGCATGGCGAGCTCGTGTAGGTAATGAAGCAGCCAATAAGATTAGCACCACTGCCAGTAAACGAGGTACTCGAATACATACATTATGTGAGCAATATCTGTATAATCAAGATATTGCTCCTAGTGTGTTCGATACTCAAAATTGGACAGAGATTAAACCCTATCTACATAAGATAGACAATATCCATGTTATGGAAAAATCTCTATTTTCTCATCATTTACAAATTGCAGGGACCGTAGATTGCATAGGTGAATATGAAGGAAAGTTATCGGTAATAGATTTTAAAACATCTAAGCGGAATAAAACACGCGCCGATATTCACGATTACTTTATGCAATGTTCTGCTTATGCGGTAGCATATGAGGAGATGACCGGTAATCCGGTTTCTCAATTAGTAATTATAATTTCAACCGACGATCACGGTATTCTAGTTTTTAAAGAAAAACGAAACACGTGGATCAACGGGTTTAAAGATTTGAGAGATATATATAGGAAAGAATTTAATATCTAAATAAATAGCGGAGACTAATATGTCTGTTTATGTTTTATTTGTAGTACTACTATCTCAAGATGTAGAACAAGAGTGGAAATCATATCCTAGATTTGAAGAATGTTGGGAAGCAGCAACTGCTATAGTAAAAAACAGAAATGATATTATTGCTAGATGTGTGTTACGTGAAACAGAATAAATGTGCGACCAAACAGGAGATTTTTTGGTTGGATTCATTCTAGGAACTACGCTAATATGTACTATTAATTTAGCAGTGTGGTTACTTTGGGATGAAGTAAAAGAATTATTGTAAACCCCGAAAGGGAAGAAGTTGACTGAAAGGTGTTCAAGACGCGGGTTCGATTCCCGCCAGGTCCACCATAAAGTATATTAGTCAGGTGAGAAGCTTGGGTAAAGATTAGAGATCAACTAATCGCTAGTATATTTTATAATGGGCCTGCCATGGTTTCGATTGGGCAATAAGTAACGATACAGACAATTCGGTAGGCGATGACCGTAAATCAAGCAAAATAGTAAATGCAAACGATAACTCGTATCGCATGGTAGCGTAAGCTACTCGCTGAGGTTTTTCCGGTTGTCCTTATCATCCAATCAACCGGATATGATTTTATTAAGGAAATATATGGCATTTGAAACAGATTTATATGAAGTTGTTCAGGGAGCAATTTCAAAAGATTTATTAGTACATCTAGATACAGAATTTGAACTAGTAAAAACTCTTCAGTATATGCAAAATAATACGCAACAAACCGAAGAGAATAAATTTCTTTTTAATGATACACAAATCACAAATTCGTATTCATATTATTCTGCACTTTGTTTTGAATCTTTATCTCTTCAGCTTAAACCTCTATTAGAAACGGTTACCGGCAAATTACTTAATCCCACATATACGTATGCTAGGATATACTACACCGGCGCTGAAATGGCAATCCATAAGGATAGACCAAGTTGCGAATACTCCACTACTATCTGCATTTCAAATGATCCAGAACCATGGGAAATTTGGTTTGAGACTTTAACCGGCGAACACAAAGCAATATATTTAGAACCAGGTGACTTAATTGTTTACAAAGGAGATGTACTTAATCATTGGAGAACTCCTTATGCTGGTACTAGACAAACACAAGCATTCTTGCACTATATAGATAAAAAAGGTAAATTTAGGGATTACAAATATGATCACCGACCATACATTGGATATCCGGCAACTGGACGAAAGGCGTAACCAATGTCTTCATTAAAAGAATTAACTTTAGAAAAACACAAAGAAGCAGAAACTCAACCATTTATTAAATCTATTTTTAGTAAACAGGTAGATGTTAAAAAATATACTGATTATCTTTATCAACTTAGATTAATATATTTGCGGTTAGAATATTTAGCAGATGGATTGGGTATCTTCGAAGGAATAGAAGATATTAAGAGGGCAAAAGCGATAGAATTGGATTTTGCAGAATTAGCAAATAATAATATGCAAATATATCTAATGAAAAATTCTACTGCAGCATATTTACAATATATTGAGTCCATTAAATTAGATAAAGATAAATTACTTGCACATATCTATGTTCGCCATATGGGTGATTTATTTGGAGGACAGGCATTAGCTAAATTATTACCTGGTCCTAACAATATGTTTAAGTTTAACGATATCCCCGGTCTTGCAGCTAAGATGAGAAGTAAATTAGATATTTCATTAGCAAATGAAGCAAATTTAGCATTTGACTTTAATATTGCTATGCTTAAGGACTTTAATGATTGAAATTTGGCCGCAAATAAATTTATTATCACAATTAGTTATTGATAAATTTAAACAATATTCTGTTGAAACACTTAAACCAGAATATGAAATTCATGTCGATAATTTTTCATGGAAGAATTATATTTGGACATCTGATAAATTTAGACGAGCGCATATTGAGATAGTAGATGCCACCGCAACTAAAAAAATGTGGGTTATGCATATGTGTATATTTCCGCATTATGATTCGCCGGATCCAATTTTTGGATTCGATGTAGTCTGCGGACAAAATAAGATAACAGGGGCATTCCACGACTTTTCCAAAATAGGAAAATCGAATCTATATGATTGGTATCAGAATAGAATGTCATCAGTACAATGGAGTAAACCAAGAGAACTTCCGGAATGGGCACAGAAGATTTTTAGTCCAAAAATGTTAGCTGCGGGTAATATTCATACTCAAGAAGAATATGATCAACTAGTAAATACTTTTATTGACAACCTAGATTATTACCTTTATAATATAGGTAATAGTGTAAAAGATGCAGATTTTATATCTATGCAAAATCGATATTGCAAAAATCAAAAGTTGAATCCTCATACCCCAGCAATGATGGTAAATTTTGGAGTAGACAAACAAGTTTTTACAAATTTTATGGACGAAGTATTATTCCCGGAAACACATGGATAACGAAATAGAATACATTCTAACAGATAGTTTAATTATAACCAAGAAATTTAGATCACCTAATGAATTTTCCCTGCATATTGAAGAGCGTGTGATTAGAGAAAAAATTGGATATATGGATGCTATTATACAATATTGCGAAGAAGTAGATATTGAAATTGAATCCATATCAAAATTAATAAATCAGTCGCTTAAAGATAAAGTACAAAATGAAGCAGAGGAACAGAATTATTTAAAACGTAGAGGAAAATTACCACTTTGATTATGGATGAATTCGCAGTATATAAAATGTACATAGCATTGAAGTTACACTTCACTACAGATAATTATGACATAACTAAGAGAAATGGAAAAGTTAAAGCTAGTAGACAGGCATTTGCTAAAAGAAAAGATCTTTTCTCTATTAGAAAAATTTCCAAAACTTACACAGATGAAGAAGTTGCAAATTTTTTAGTTTCAAATTTTGTATCCGGAGATCGCTGGGGAGGAATGTTTGATTCTGAAGCAGGTAAAACATACGTAGAATGGAAAGGTAAGATGGAAAGTCTTACCTATAATTTTACCAAAGAACTTGACGCAATTATACATGAATTAGAAGTAGGTGGCAATAAAATTGAAGATGCTTTTATGATTACAAAAGCACAACATCCATATATATTGAAAGCATATCTGAGAAAATCAATATCTATTGAAACTTTAGTTATTCTAGATAAGGTGTTTCCTTATATCGAAACATTTGACGATAAGCTTTCAGCGGACATTCTTTGGCCAGATGTATCGAGATTGGTCAAAAAATATAAACCATTTTTACGAATAGATAAAGACCGATATCATGCAATATTCAGAGAAAGAGTTGGAACTTAATCTCAGTTCTAAGAAGATACAAGATTTGGAAATAGAACTTCATTTAACAAAAGAACTACTTACTACTTGTATTGAATCATTAAAAGATACTCAAAGGTATCTAATGAAAATGGCATACAATCAATCTGAAATAACTAAAAGGGTTGCATCGTGGCCTTATATTGTAGTATCCTCAACCGGCAACGATGGGGACGAGGATTCTAATTACTAATACTAGGAGAGTATTTTTAAAATGGCAAGCAAGAAACGAAACAATGATTTCGACAGAGAGAAAAAAATTAAAAAAATTAAGGATAAAAATGTCCTTGACAAGCACAGAAAACTTATATATAATATAGCATCGGCTAAAGTAATGCAAAATGATTACGAGGACGATGACGAATTAGATTATGCTTATGTGATAGATGCAAAAACTAAACGTCGTTAATACAACACATACACCGCAAATACGAAAGGAAGTACAATGGCATTTAAATCTTTATCCGACTTACGCAAAAGTCGAGGTGGCTTCGATACCCTAATGAAGGAAGTCGAAAAAATCGCAAATCCCCAAACCGAATCACGTGGTGCAGACGAGCGCTTCTGGCAACCAGAGGTAGACAAAGCTGGCAATGGCTACGCTGTTATTCGTTTCCTATCACCGCCTAAAGGTGAAGACCTCCCCTGGGTTCGTATTTGGAATCATGGATTCCAAGGACCAACCGGCAAATGGTACATTGAGAATTCATTGACCACTTTGGGTAAGGCCGATCCTATTTCAGAACATAACACTGAACTATGGAATTCTGGGACAGAGGCAAATAAGGAAATTGCTCGTAAGCAAAAACGTAGACTATCCTATATTACAAATATTCTTGTAGTTAAAGATCCGGCGCATCCTGAAAACGAAGGTAAGGTTTATCTTTACAAATTTGGTAAGAAGATCTTTGACAAAATTAAAGACATCGCCGAACCACAGTTTGAGGATGAGAAACCTATTAATCCTTTTGATTTTTGGGAAGGTGCAAACTTTAAACTTAAGATTCGTAATGTAGAAGGGTATCGAAATTATGATAAATCAGAATTCGATGGGCCAAGTGCAATTTCTGAAGATGATAGTAAAATTGAAGCTATCTGGGATGGACAACATTCGTTGTTAGAATTTTTAGATGAAAAGCATTTTAAATCATATGACGATCTAAAGAAAAAATTCAATATGGTGATGGGTTTGACTGGAGGGCTTGCTGCTACTAAGAGTGCAGAAGATACATTCCTTGATAACTATCCCGTATCTGAATCTACAAACTCTCCGCCACCTGTGATGGAAAAGAAAGT